TGCTCCACTATTAACAGTTGCAATAGCTAAAAGAGCATTGTTTAAATCTGCTCTAAAATCTGCACCTGTTTGGTTAACTAAGTTGTAATCGTGTTGTGCCATAATAAAATCCTATTTTATATATCTTAAATCATTCAGGGATAGTTGGAAATATTACATCGGCAATATTATTAACTGACTGATATGTATTTGGTAAATCTCTTAATAATTGCCTATATGTTGCCCATTCTTGTTTTTTAGAATCAGATAAAGGACTATCATTTATTTGTGTCCAATCTGATTGATTTAATAATTCGTTTCTCTGTAATCTAATTGTTTCCCAAAAATCTATACTTTGCTCTACAGGAGAAGCATCAATAATTTTATATTCACTAACTTCATATATTCCTTCTATTATTGATTGACCATCTTCTAAAATAAAATCTTCTATAGAAGCATTAGTTGTACCATTTGATAGTATTTCGCCTGTATCTGTTTTGTATATTGTAAAATTTGCCATGTTATTGTGTGTTATCTATAAATACATAAAGAGATTGATAAGTTGAATTTAAAGTAGTTGTCCATCTTAATCTCCAATAAACTGAACTTTGTGTTCCTGAAAGTCCACTTATTTCACCTGAATAAGCAAATACATAAGTTCTAAATGTGCCTGCTGCAAAAGTTATGTTTTGTATACCACCTGATGCTTGAGTCCATGTACTATTATCTAAACTATATTCCAAATAACCACCAGTACAATCACCATAAACTCCTGATAATATTGCTCTATAATTTGCACCATCTCTGACTTCATTAATGGTCATAGATAAATAAGTGCCTGTTGCAGTTGTATTAGTTGTAAAATTTGTACTTCCTCTTTGAAATACACTACCAAATACTTCTAAAGGTACAAAAGTTTCAGTAGTTAAATGACTTTTTATATCAGCAGATACATCATCAAAATGTTTTACATTTAAAACATCAACATTAATTTGTGTACCTGTAATTGTATTTGCTTGTATATCAACACCACCATTAACAGGTTCATTTGATACAGAAAAAGTTAAAGTTTCAGGGTCAGATTCAGAATTTAATGTATTAAGCGAACTTATACTTGCAACATAATTAGTTCCAACTGGTAAAAAATTCAAATCTACATTGGTTACATCTACTATTTTATTTAAAACTTGGTTGCCTGAACTATCTACAACATTAATCCTATATTGATAATCAGGAAAATCTGTTGGCTCATCCCAAGATAAAAATGGTCTACCAGTAGAACTAGAATTAGTATCAGTAAAAGTTATGTTAGTTGGAGCTTTAACTGCATAAGCAGAAGGTAGGTTAGCTAATTCTTCTACTGGTTCTTGAGGTGGAGTTTGCCAAGTATAAACATCAAAATATTCTATTAAGCTAACTGCAACTAAACCATTAGGTTGTAGTTCTAATGCTTCTACTCTATGTATGTGATTATTATTAGCAGAACTAATACCCAAACCTGCATAAGTTAAATCTACTATATCTCCTACATTTAACTTATACATTTCAGGAGTTCCTAAAAACTGTATGGTTCTTTGTTTTCTGCTTCTAGTTAATATTGTTTTACCCATGTTATAGGCAATATATGGGTCAGTTATATAAGGAAACTCAGCCTTTATTTCTAATATTTCATCATTATCATCTGAGTAATATTCAGGAGTTGCATCATGTAAAACTGTAGCTGTATCTAATTCGTATTTTTTATTAGCATTAAAGAATTCAATAATAACCTTATTTGCTTTTTTATCTTTGTTTCCATAATCAACTGATATGCCAGCATCAGCAATTATGTGGTCATCAGTTATGCTAAATGATGATGAACCTGTATCTTCTATTTGTAATTCATATTGACCATTAATATAAAGAAAAATACCTCTCATGTTAGAGAGAAGCTCTTTAGCATTTTCCATTACATTTTTGTTAGTATCTAAATATCCATTACAAGTAAATCTTTTAACTTTTAATAACGAAGTTCCTGTTTGTGATGAATAAGAACTAGTAAAAGTACCATCTATATAAACTAAATATTGCTCCACCTGTTCAAAGAAATGCGTTCTTTGTATTTCTTTAATTTCATTACCATCTAAAACACCATTACCATTAGCATCAAAAAGTTTTATTATTTGTCCTATCTTATTTTGCCACCATACATCATTTGCACCTGTTCCTGAAATAGTAAAAAAGTCATCTCCACTATTAGCAGACCATGTGACTGATTGTGCTGTTCCATTAAAGTAAGGCTGGTCAACTTGTGTATCACAAACATTAGCAGCAGAGCTAAAGGTTGACATATTAATTTGTGATGCTGTTAAACCTTTACCATATTCATTATTAGTAATGTAATCTAAAAAACATAAAGCTGGATTGCTTGAAAACTCATAAGTAGATGGAGTTCCAAATGTTTGACCTGAATCTCTAGGGTCATAAACTTTTTTACCTCTAACTTGAACAGTCATTTGAGGAATACCAGCAAACATTCCTTCTTTATCAAATTTATAATGTGCTGCAATATAACAAATACCATCTAACCTGTGTGATGAAGTCCAATTAGGCATTGAAGCTACAAGCATTGGGTCTGCTGTTTGACTTGTAGCACCATGATGAATATTAAATGTAATTCTATATCTTGATGTAGGACTTGTTCCAAATTGACCAGCACCAGCACTTATAGTAGGACCAACTTGAGAAACTGTATTTAGTGAACCTGAACCTGAAGATATTTTATCTGAGCCAATATAACAACCATATTTGAATCTAGCAGAATCAGTTAAAGGGTTGCCATCTAATTGTATTGTTTTACCTAAAACTTCTTCACATTCACCTACTGATAAAGCATAAACTAAAAATACATGACGTGAATCATTATTAGAAACATCCATATAGACCACCTGACAACCTACTCTTCTTGTACCATATACAACAGGAATCTTGCCACCAGCAGCAGTTTTATTAGCTAGAATATTTTGTGATTGAGCAAGCATATCTTGTGCTTGTCTATAATTTTTAACACCTACTGCAGCAGTAACAACTCTAAAAGCTATTTTAAAGGCTTTACTTGTTACAATTTTGTATATTGCTGCACCTATTTGGGCAAAAAATTCTCCCATTTAGACACCCCACCTAACATCTGATTTAACTTGAGTAGCAAATTCCATTCCCCTATCACCTGAACTAAATGCTTTTTGTGATTCATCAGAAAAATGTCTTCCTTTTGTTAAACTCCAATTCGCCCAATGAGAAGCTACAGTCATGCTTAAAGATGAATTATCAATGCTTTCTGCAATCGATACATTTCTTATTTGTCCTGTAAAATAATTTATTGCACCTATAATAGTTTCGCCTGAAAAATAAGCCAAATAAATATCAACTGTTTTATCTGTGAAAGAGCCATCTTGAACTAATGACCTAACTTGGTCAGTTACATTTGAAAAACCTAAATTAATTTCATTAACCTGTAATTGACCAGTTTCTGCTGTTACATCAACTGTTAAAAAACTACCACCAGCTTCATAAGTATTTGAATCATAAATAACATTAGTATACCAATCAGTTAATCTGATAGTTGAAGATAAATTAAGTTCAACTAAAAAAGCTGTCTTAGTTGCTTCTGCTGATACTTGAGTTTGTAAAGCAGCAGATAAACTTCTAGGCATTAGGTTATAACCTCTCTAACATCAAATGAAATGTTATAAAAACCACTGGCATCTGTTGAATACATTATTTCATTTGATTCAAGATAAACAGTGAAACTAGGTTTGTTTACAGTAACAGGGTCATTACCACTTATAGAGGTTACAAGTGGTGGTGATATAGTAACTGTTGCTTCACCGCCTGATGCGTTAGCATCTTGAGATACCATATAAACTTTAGAATGACTATCAAATTTTATTAAATCACCAGCTTTTAAAGCACCTGTTGTTTGTGAAAATCCATCAATTTCTATTTCAAAATCACCTGCTGAATGTCCAAGCCTACTTAAAATATCTGTTTCTGATTTGCTTGCACCTAAATTATCTAATGGTGCTTGTATAGTAAATGTTCCAAAAGAACCTTTTTGTTTTTGTAAAAATGCAAATACTTCTTGAGCCTTTTCTTGTTGTAAGGGTGGCATTTGCACTGTAAAAGAAAAATATTGTGAGCCTATTTGCCTAACCTGTCTTTTACCTGATAATGTTTGATTCAATAAGTTAGGTCTATTATCTTTAAAATTTAAACTTCTAAAATTAGGAGATGTTGGAAATTGTCCTGACATTATACGACTCCCATCTTGCCTTGATTATTCATGGCATTGTTTATGATTGATGTTATCAATCCTTTTCTTGATGCTAACAACTGGTCAAATCCAGCAGCATCTACTGTTGATATATTGAAGTTGACTGTAGGTGCAGCTTGAGCTGTTCCCATTTGTTTTAAATCTTGATTACTAACTATTTGACCTGCTTGATTTGGTATAAATAATTCTCTACCTGATTCACCTACCATATATGGTTTGCCTGCGTTTACTGAGCCACCAAGAGCCTTTTTACCAAATACACCTTTAAAAAATGACTCAACACCACCTGTAAAAGGTTTTAATATTGCTTCTTGTAAAGCTATTCTTATAATTTGTTCAATTGCATAATCTGCAAAATCTTTAAAAGCAAGTTTTCCATTTTTCAATCCATCAACCAAAGTATCTTCAAACTTTTTAGTTGTATTTATAGCTAAATTAGATATTGCATCTTCTGTAGCACCCAAACCATCTCTAAATGCTGCAACTTTTTCAGAAATTCCTCCAGTTACATCATCTTCTTCATCACCGCTTTTAAGCTCTAACTTGTAGTCTCTAGTTTTGCCAATAAGATTATCAAAAAATGTTAATATTTTTTGCCCACTTTCATCAGGTAATATATTTTGGTCTATTTTAGCTATTTCTTTATTTAACCTTGAAACTTCTGCTAATGCTTGAAATGTATCTGCTGCAAATATTTCCATAGTCCCAAAACCCTTTTGCATGAAACCATTTTTTTGTATTGCTTCTATCTCTCTATTTAATCTAATTACTTCAAGTTTTGCTTTTTCTGATTCAGATAAAAAATCTCCAAATATTTTTCTACCAACTGCTGTATCTGCTAAAAGCAAAAATTCTTTTTTTATATCATTAAAAAATTTATTAATACCAAGGGTTATATTCTTAAATGCTTCTAAAATATTGATAGCTAAATTTTTACCAAAATTTTCAGGAGTTTCATCATCCTTCATGTCTGTTAGCATTGTTGATAGGGTTGTTGCAACATCTTCTAAAATAGGAATAAATGCTGCACTTATATTTGCGGTCAATGCAGTAAATTGTTTTTTTAGAACATTTAAAGAATCAGCAAACATTTCAGCTTTAGCTATACTTTGCTTACTTATAATAATCCCAAGATTTTCTGCTTGTTGCTCAAATGCTCTTAAACCATCAGCACCCTCTTTTAAAGTTGAAACTAAAGATACACCTTCAGAATCAAAGAATTTAAAAGCTAACCTAACTCTTTCGCCTGAATCTTTCGTATTTTCTAAACCATCAGCAACATCAAATAAAATATCTCTGACATCTCTTAAGTTGCCATCATTATCTTTTAATTGAATTCCTAATTGTTCAAAAGCTCTTTTAGATTCGCCAGTGCCTTTAGCAGCTTCAGCAGCTCTTCTTATAAATCTTTGTAGACCCATATCAAGAGCTTCTACCTTTACACCAGTTTGTTCAGCAGCAAACCTCATAGCTTGTAAGAACTCAACCTCAATACCCAGCTTGTTAGCTGTTTTACCGAGCTTGTCCATAAAGTCTACATTAACTTTTACCAATGCAGCTAAAGCAGTTGCAGCACCAGTGGCAGCCAAGCCAACTTTAGCCACCCCTTTAGTTACACCAGAAGCTACACCACCAACACCCTTAAGACCTTTGGTAACTTTATCAAAAGCTGCCTTAGTCTTATCTATTGCTGTTAATGTAAATTTTACTTTCTTATTTGCCATTGTTTCTTTTCTCTTCAGCTAACTCTAAGTAAGCTATCCATCCTTGATATTCTTGGACACTAATTTCTTGGAGTTCCTTTAGGGTTTTTCCAAGTTTTTCAGCTAGTGCATATTGCACATATAAATTAGTATCCTTTATTAGTTTTTTTTCGTGTCCTCAATAGGTTCTTGACCCATAATTTGAGTCGCTACGCCAACTAATATCTCTCTATCAACATTGTTTAATAAAGCATTTTTATCTGCTAAATCAAAAAGTTTATCTCCATTTTCATCTAGTGCTTTGTAAATAAGAACATAAGCCATCATCGTTAAATCATCTTCTTTACTCATTTTATAGAGCTTAGAAGTTTCAGCTAACGTCAATGGCTTACTGTATATTTTAAGAGGTTTATTCTCATCACCCCATTCAGGCACTTCGATTACTTTTACATCTTGCTCTGCAAAATGCTTTTTCGCGTTATCTATTGCTGACATTTTCTTATACTGTTGTTGATGTTAATGCACCAGTACCTTGTACTGAAATACTAGCTTCAACCAATCCATCAAATGATGCACTTCTTGAAACACCAGTAACAATAACATCTCCTTGATAATAAGTATCACCAGAATCAGCACCCTCAGGATAAACATTTAATTGTACTTCTGAGCCAATAGTTAAAGCACCTTGACCACTAGAATCACTTTCATCCCAAAACACATCTAAACTTCCTGAGAAAGAAGTCAATGATGGTTTATACGTTCTTGCACCATCACCCATTGAAGTATCTTCTAAAGTATCAGCAGTCTCTTCGATTGAGTAAGACCTAATCTCAGCTACAGTATTAGTGCTAACTTTGATAACACCATCACTTCCTTTATATGTTGCCATTTTCTACCTCGTCTTTCGACTTTTTCTTAGAAGAAGATTTAATTTTATCTTGCGAATGGACTGCTTCCTCTTTCCAACCCATATTCAATAAAGACTCAACCTTAGAAGGATGAGCTTTTATAGAAACCTTGCCATTTGGACTAATCATTTTCATAATTTGCCTCCTGTTAAACTGCTACGTCAGGATTAGTTTCCTTGACATAATAGTTAGTTAAAAATGTGAGAGATACATAACCCAGTGGTTTTTCTCCCTCTCCGTTAAATTCTATTTCAGTTGATTCTAAATAGCAGTCTTTAGCTAATCCATCTAAAGTTCTATCTGCTGCTATTGCTTCTTCAACTTCTTTTGATATTGTATCAATAGTATCATCAAAGTCACTAGTAGCTTTTGCATATCCTTCTACTACCACTGACAATT